TGATACCTGATATGGAAATACAAACTGATGGAAGTAATTGTGGTCACTCAGATATTGGGGATAATGATGGTTGTAATATCATTTGTTTTGAAAAGGGTAAATATGGATTAAAAAGGGATGATAATACTTATTTAAATTATATAAAATTTGTAGCATCTGGTTATGGTACAATTCCAGATGGGGATAACAGATTTACTAAAATGAGTAATATAATAGAAGAAATGGGTGGTGGCACATACATAATATATGCTTGTAGGTATACTGAAGAACCAAGCTATAAACTTTCAAGAACTTTATCAAACAATGTTAGACTTCCGGGTTATCAAACACCACCAGACGGATTGACACGTCCTGACAGAAGTTTTATGCTAGGAACACGGGATCAACCGGAAGGTATTGATAGAGAAAAATTATACAGGTATCACATTGAATTCTTAGAAGATTATGTAGATTTAAGCAAAGATATTGAAGAATTAGAAAAGGAAAACCAAAAATTAAAACAAGATAATGAGGAATTAAGGGGATATGGTCAAAGGATGTTCGCATTAAATTATAATTTAAATAAAGATTTAGATAGAAGTGAAATTGATTTAATCAAATCACAAAATATGTTGAAAACTCAAAACCAAGGAGGAGGAAGAAAAACAAGAAAAAAATCAAGGAGAAAAAATAGAAAATAATAAAGTCTAAAGTTTAGCCGTATAATTTAATTAGTATGGATAATTTAACACGTAACAAATTAAATTTATTACATAGCATAGTAGCTTCCTTTTTATCCTATTATTATATTTATTATGGGTCACAAAATTTAAAAAGGACAATATTTTTTATATCAAATACATACTTTTTATGTGATACTTATCAAATTAGAAATAAAGATTCTCTAGATATTGTTCATCATATACTCTCTATATTTTCATTAATCTGTTTTTATTTAGGTCACTATGAAACTGTATTAATAAAACTTTTCAATTTAGCTGAATTGTCAAATGTAGCAATTTTTGGACATTATCACATTATAAAAAAAGTTCAAAATAGAAATGTAGTATTGATATCTAGTATTTTTGAGTTTTTAATTTACACCTATTTACGTGTTTTTTGTATAACTCAAATTATTATAGATAACTATGAGATTGTATTATTTTCACCATTGTCTATATTACTAATTATCTATTACATGAGTATTGATTGGTCATATACCTTGTTTCATAATTTAAAATCAGAACTTTTATCTATATAAATAAAAATACATATAATGTATAGTGAAGAAGATATCAATTTTTTTATCTTTTTAAGGTTGTCTTTTACTTTTTTTGAATCAGTAAGGATAGGTCCTATTTTTCTAAGATTACACCCCAATTACCTAGTTCGTAGAAACTTTTTGAGATTGTAAGATACCCTTTTACTAAACTTTCTAATTCATCTTTTTTAAACACATAGTAATATCTTTCACCCATTAAGTTTCCTTTCTTATCTTTCCAAGGTACCATATTATCTTGCTTTGTAAATTTTCTCCTTGAATTTTCAGGTTGTTCCAAAGCCCATACAAGGATTAGTGCTTTTCCTCCTTTTTTTGTAACTCTCATAATTTCTTCGATAGCCTTTTTACGCTTTTCTATAGTTGATAAATGATGAATAACAGCTATACATATTGTGTAATCAAATGTTTCATCTTCATAGGGTATATGTAAAACATCACCATAAATTGTATTTAATCCTTGAATTTTACATATATCTACCAATCCCTGACTAAAATCACAACCATAATTTTCACAATCTTTACGATATTTCATATTTTTCCCATTTCCACAACCAATATCACCTATTTTACTTCCTGGTTTGACACTATCTAAGAACTCTTCAACACATGACCAAGGACGATACCTTGTATCACTAAATTCTTTAGCAATTTTATTATATACATTCTTTACGTTAATTTCTTCAATACTCATTTTTAATAGTAACATTTACGTTTCTTCAAATTTATTATTATTTAAAGTAAATCGTAATTGAATAATATAAACATGTCTTTTAAAGATAAACCATTAAAAAAAATTGTTGCCGATACAAGAGTTACAATAGATGCAATACACACAGGTATAGTTAAAGATTTTAAAGATAATAATGAAATTTTAGAAGAAAAAAAGAGAGAACTAGAATCATATTATCAAATTGAACAAATAGATGAAGTTTTAATGAAAATAAAATATTTAGAATCGGAAATAGAAAAAATAGAAACAAAAAAGTCAGATGAAATAAACTATTATCTAGAAACATCTGATTTACTCAATGAATATTATTCTAAAAAACAAGGGACAATTGAAGAAACAAATAAAGAATTAAGTGTTTTAGACTTTATGAATAAAAAAAACAAAGAAAAAAAAACAGATGATTTAATAAACAAATATATGGTAAAAGTTGATGATACAGTCATCCCCGAAAATACAACTGTTAATTTAGATATATGTAGTAAATGTAATAGTACGCTTACACTTAAAACAATCGATAGTGTTCTCTGCTGTGAAAAGTGTGGTTATACTGAAAAAATTATCATTAATTCTGAAAAAGTTTCTTATAAAGATCCACCAAGAGAATCTTCATATTTCGCATACAAACGTATTAATCATTTTAATGAATGGTTGGCTCAATTCCAAGCAAAAGAAACAACTGATATTCCACAAGATGTTTACAATGGTATTATGAAAGAACTTAAAAAAGATAAATTTATTAAGTTAGAGGAACTTTCTTATAAAACTGTAAGAGAAATACTCAAAAAGCTTAAATATAATAAATATTATGAACATATCCCACATATTATTAATATTATCAATGGAAAACCAGCTCCTGTCCTCACAAGACAATATGAAGATCAATTACGTATGATGTTTAAAGAAATTCAAACACCTTTCATGGAACATTGTCCGAGTGATAGGAAAAATTTTTTATCATATTCTTACGTCCTTCATAAATTTTGCGAATTATTAGAATTAGATGATCTTTTAACATATTTCCCTCTTTTAAAAAGTAGGGAAAAACTACAACAACAAGATAATATTTGGGAAAAAATTTGCCAATCCCTAAAATGGCAATATATACCTAGCATTTAATCACCATCAACAATTACTTTTTCGGGCATACAGTTATCTAAAATTGCGAATGTTGTTGCGGCTAATAATCCAACATAAACGGCATGTTCATTGATAATAGAACAATTTGGTATGTAAAATGTAGATAAGCTAACAACAACTAACATGATTAGATATTTCAATAACCTTTTTGTATTTATCATTTTATATAAATTAAATAAAAAAAATAAAATATATTAATATAAATATGGAAGGAGGTCAAAGATTGAACAATGGTCGTGTTTCTGACGCACAAAAGATAAGTAATTACAGAGCTCTAGAAGATCAAATAATTTATGACAATCAACGAGATGATTCTTTGAAAGGTATCTTGGAAAGGTCAAAATTAAGTAATATATTTTTATCTAATGAAAATACCGAAAATATTCAAAAACAAATCAGGTTTGGGGTAAACCAGAAAACGGGAAAAGTTATTTCTAATCAATCTCCTCAAGAAGTTAATACTGTTATGAGATCTATCTATCTACAAGAAGGGAGTGTTCCTGTAACTTCTGATGAAGAAGCTCGTCAAGTAATATCCAAATTAAATAATGGTGTCATTGATTACTGTGTAAATCATGTCGTTGTAAAATTAAAGCAATACGATATGTATATGAATGATATTTCGCAATTACCAATTCCTCTTGAAAGACCACAATTTGATAAAAAGAATATGACATACGATATGAGTAATTTAATGTAATTATGTTTTAATATGCCTTATCAATAATCTTTTTTAGAGTAGAAACACCAATTTTGATATGGTTTTCAATATCTATCTTTTTAATAAAATCTTTTTGTGAAAGACTATTATTATCTTCTTTAAGTTTTAAAATTTTATCAACATCTTCTTCAGAAAACTTCTTTTTGTTAACAACTTTTTTAGAAGATTTCTTCCAAACAAGTATTTTTCCCTGATTTGTTTCTTTCCATCCATCCATAATTACTTCTCCATTTGTAACTTTTAGATGACAAGCCTTACAAAGGGGGACAAGATTATGTTTTACATTCTTATGATGTCCATCAATCATATTATTTTCATCCGCAAACTGTTGATCTTTTATATGATGTGTCTCAAGTCCGTCACATTTCTTAAAACACATTTTACATTCATCCATAAAGATATCTTTATTGTATTGTGATTTTTTTGTTGTTAATACCTTATTCTTTTCAAAGTTGTTCTGAACTCCTTTCGCAAATGATATAAATTCTTTTTCCATCCCCATTGCTTCGCATACCTTTAATCCATAAATAGATGGGCCCGACCCTTCCGCCAATTTACGATCATATATCAGGATATCTTTTTCTTCATCATAATCTATACGTAAATGATATACGCGTAAGTTCTCTAATCTATTTACTTCTTCTAACCTTGTTAGCTCATGTAAATGTGATGTAAAGATAAATGTTGACTTCCTCTTACATAATGTATCCAGTCCCGCACTAATAATACAAAGAGCAGATGTTGTTTCTGTTCCTGAACAAAGTTCATCTCCTAATACCAATGAGTTCTGATCAGAACGACTCAAAATACTCTTTAATTCTTGGATTTCAACAGCGAAAGATGATTGTGACCTGAATATATTATCATTATTCAAAATTCGTGTAAATATCTGTGTATACGGCTTATAAATAAACTTGTCCGAAGCTACAAACAATCCTGCTTGTGCCATAATAATATTTAACCCAACCGCTTTCATAAATGTTGATTTCCCACATGCATTTGTTCCGAACAATAAAATACCATCTTTTCCACCATTCCCTAAACACATATCATTTTTTACATATTCTGTATCAGTATGGATCTTTTCTACAATTGGATGACGAATACCACTACAATCTAAAAAGCTCTTTTCATGCTCTACGATTTCAGGACGATTGTAACCATTCTGAATAGATAGTTTTGCTCCAGAACAATAACAATCTATTTCTGATAAGAAAAAGTAAAATCGCTTCAAACCTAAACTATACTTCTGAAACATGTAAATCATCTTTGATTCCCATTCTTTCTTATTAAGCTTTTTAATCTTTTCTTGTATCTCAATCAATTTTTCAGAAAGATCAGAACATACACCAAACTTTATCATTGTTGATGAACCATCCTTCTTTTTGAAAGTAAAATCATCCTTTTTGAAACTGTATCGTGTCTTTCCATCAACCTTCACATGAATACTATTATCATTCAGGTTTCCTAATCTTTCTTTTAATGTCTGAGAGCGTTTATTTGTACAATACAAAAACCAATCATTTCTTTCATCAAAATCAACCTTTATACTCGTATCAGAACCATCCAAAAGTCCTGAAAGCCTTTCAGCAATCTTAAGTAAATCTCGGTGATATACTTCTGTCATTTTATCATAATTATCCATGTCTATATTGATCTCCTCTTTCATGATTGATCTTTCTAGATTACCAAATTGTGTTAAATTATGAAAAATAAATGTATTTTTACATTCCGTGTAAAAATCAACAAAAGGTTGACATATTTTCTTATCATATTTATCTACAAGCTTTTCTTCTTCCATCAAAATATTCAGAAATTTCATGACATATTCGAATGAAAGTGTATCAGAAAAGAAATCGCTTCGTTGAAGCATATTCAATCCCATCTTTCGCAATGACTTTTCTAAATCAGATACTTTTCGGAGTTCAGAATAAACCTTTTCATATAAATGGTCTTCTCTGAAAATATCAATATAATCATATCTCTTTCTGATAACTTCAGGATCAACTGAAGGATAAATTAATCTTTCTTTAAACAATCTTCTTCCCATTGTAGTCACACATAAGTTACAGATAGAAAGCAATGATTCGTTCTTACCCTTAAAATAAGAATAATTGTTTATCACATTCAACTGACGAATAGAATTTGATGTTAAACATAAACAATTTTTATCACTCATCATCTCCGGTAGCTCAATATTATCCAATGTATTTACAAGATGATCTTGAATATACTGTAGCATATACACATAAGAAACAACCACTTCTGACTTCATCTCTAGATCAAAATGCTCAATAGGAGTCATCATGATATTCATATTAAATATCTTTTGTAAAAATTCATTCTGATAAGATGTCTTTTTGTATTCTTTTTCAGAAAAATGATTTATCTGGATAGAATTGTGAGGTATATCCCATTTTTGAATAATATCATTCTTAGTCATATCAAATCCTTCAAACTGAAAAAGGATCTCTGATGGATTGTAAAAGTGAATATATCTTCCAATTTCATCTATCCACAATCCACTGTCTTCTTCTTTACTTAAGATGTAATGTAAATAGTTCTTACCTGTTGAAAGATCAATCGTAGACAATCCTGTAATAAATACATCTTTGTTCATGTAAGCATTCTTTTCAATATAGACTGACATAAGATACCGTGATTCTTTGTTATTATAATCTTCAATCGTTGTTCCAGGCGAAAGAATTCTTGTAACACCTCGTTCTGGATTTGGAGGTGATGATATTTGTTCTACAATAACAACTGTATAGTTACTGTTAAGAAGGATATTTTCATACTTCCCTATACTGTAAATAGGGAATCCAGCTAACAAACAGTTTCCAAATGATATTTCGGGCTTCTTTTTATTCTGTTTTGTAACTTGAAGAGCATTGTTTAGGACATTCTGACAGATATGATAAATATCAGGACCGATATTTACCTCATCGTTGATCACTGCGAAAAGATTAAAGTGACTTCCTGCCTGCATAAGGACAAGTGTATTTTCTCCATATTTTTTTGTGAATTTTTCATGATAATCCATATATTTCCGGACATGGTGTTGAGTTTCCATCTTTGGTCTTACATAACATTTACGTCATCTCTTTATATGACTTCGCACTAAATTTGAAACTTTTTTGATAAGATATCAAAAACACAACAGAAAAGAAAAGAGAAAAAGAAAAGAAAGAACACAAAAAGAAAGAATGTCGAACATGGGTTTCAAGATCCTCGCGAAGTTCTGCCAAGAGAAAAAAGTGACAGAGGCTCACAAGGAAGGCATCCTCTTTGGTATGCACATCATGGCACTTCAGACCGAGAAGTGGTTGGACAACGAAGATCACTCTATGGCTTACCGTATGGACACGTGGGATCAGTGTGGTTTCAGTGGATGGCGCGAGATCTACGAGCACACAAAGGGCTTTCTAGAAGCAAAGCAACCGGAAGAAGATGAAGATTCAGATGTTTCTGATATGGAGGTTACTGACGACGAAGAAGCGGTCCGCGT